AGTTGGAGAAGAAAACAAAAGTAATTAATATGCTAGGTGGTAGTGGATTGGGAAAATCTACTACTGCCGCTGGTTTGTATCATGCAATGAAATTGCAGGGATATAATGTTGAATTAGTAAGAGAATACGTAAAAAACTGGGCTTGGAGTGGTCAGAAAGTAAATCAATATGATCAGATTTATATTTTTGGTAAACAAGCAAGAAGTGAATATATGTTATATGGTAAAGTGGATTACATTATAACAGACTCACCTATCCTTTTGTCCCCTGTATATGAAAAATTTTATAATGATGGTTTTTCTATGATAGAGGATGCAGCATTAAAGTTTTTACAAAAAGCTCACAATAATAATGTAGAGCATATAAATTTTCTTTTAGAAAGAAAGAAAAAGTTTAATCCAGAAGGCAGATATGAAACAGAAGAGCAGGCTAAAGAAGTAGATAGACAAGTAAAACTCTTCTTAGATGACAATAATATTAAATATGAAAATATTGATTGTTCAGATGACGAGAGAATTTCTCTTATTATGGGAATTATATTAAATGACAGATAGAAAGATGGATTCTAGGTGCCCAAGACAATTAGAAGAACTACCATGCGAGTTTTGTCCTCTTGCTGTCTTAAGACTTAAAGCACTTAGAAATTCATCTAAAGAATTAACTGAGGAGCAGGAAAACCTGCTCCCTGGTTGTCCTTGGGCTGTAAATCATCAAATGTCAAATTATTGTTTTTTCAATTATTTAAAAGATTATTTACATGAGGCACCCTCTGATAAAGAAATCGCTCACATGAATAATGTCTCTGTTGAAACTGTAAAGCAGATAGAAAATAAAGCAATTTCTAAAATAAAAGAGATGGAAATCATTAAGGATATCTCTGATGATTAAAATTAAATGTGAGCTATATTCAACACTTATAAGATTAGATATTGCCAAAGTTTCTTATGAATATTCTGTTTTAAGATTAAACATGATGCTCGTAGAAAATCATGGTTTACCAAGTAAGCTATTTATAAGCCATGCTACTTTCAATAATTTACAAACCATGTTAAACTCCAAAACATAGTATAATATGCCATAGGAGATTTTTCTATGGCAAAAAATAAGCGCTTATTTATAGATATGTGTGCTGGTTCTGAGCTTAAAGATACTCAGGGCGAGACTTTAAGTGTAGAAGGTGCTGATATTTCTGAGCTTGAAAATGGCAATGGTCGTTTAAACGACAATCACGGAAAGGGCTTCTTCAATTCTATTGGTAGGGTAACTACTGCAAAAAAGATCTTCAAAGCTGAAGATTGTGACAATGAAAGACAAAAATACTATTGGGAGAAGATTAAGGCTCCTTATATTTATGTAGCTGGTGAGCTATATAATGATGAAGATCATCCAAATGCAAAAGCTGCTGCAGCTATTCTAAGAAACATCCACAGAGCAGACGTACCTTTAAAAATGAAAGCATCCGTAGAAGGTGGTGTCATTTCAAGAGGAATTAATGATCCGTCAAGACTTGCTAGAACAAAGATTCACTCTGTCGCATTGACATTTACTCCTGCTAATAATGCTACTTTAGTAGAGCCAATAAACCTAGACAAATCTAATATAGATTGGGAAGCCGATGCTCAATTAATTAAGAGCGTTATGCACCTTTCTGAAACAAACGTTCCTTCTTTTAGACATATTGAGAGACATGCCTCTGCATCTACAATTATAGATAATATTAATAAAATTCAAGAGTTAGCAAAAACTGTTGGACTAGATATACAAGTGTCACCAATGTCTCCTGAACAAGTTATGAAGCAGGCTGCGGTATATAAGGTTCATAATAATCTTAAGAAAATTAATGAAATGATTAAAGCAATAGGTTCTGACGGACTTCCTGTGAAGCCAAAATTCGTACCTTCTGCTAGAGCAAAAGCAAGAGAAGCTCATCAAGATAATATAAGACAAAAAATGGATAATTTTGAACAAAATATGGGACAAATTAAGCAAGATGCTGAAATGGCACCAAATCCAGTTAATGTCGTTAGAAATAAGCCAATAGAACAAAACGTTCCAGATACTATGCAGATTAAAAATGCTGCAAAAGTAAAGCAAGAAAATACGTTACAGATGCATGCAAATAAGGCAATGAATAATATTGCTCATCTTAAAGATGTCCATAGTGATCTAATTTCAAGAGGAATTCACCCTGATAAAGCTCAAGCTGTTGTTAATAAGATAAGATCATATATGGACATTAAGAAGTCTGAACAATATGATAAAGCAAGAAATAACATGTTAAAGGCTTTAACTGCAGGATTTGGTGGAGCAGGGGCCCCTACCGATTTAACTGGCGGTGGAGTTTTCCAAACTGAATCAATAGAAGATGGAAGAAAGAAAGATTCAATTAAATATATAAGTTGTGATAATTGTGGAGATGAACAAGTATACATGAAGCATCAAGTTAAATGTAGAAAGTGCGGCTCTAACTATAGCTTAGATAAACTTAATAAGTTCATGTAATTGTTAGTATAATTACCATCATAGAGCGTAAGTGCTTTAAATGTGTGTTTAACCTAACAAATCTGATAAGATACTATCTGAATTTGTTGTATAACAATATTTTATAACTCACTAAGGAGAAGAGTCATGGCAAATCGAGTACAAATCTTGGATAAAATCCAAAGAAACTGTCAACAACTTGGTATCGCTGTATCTAGAACAGATGCAAGTACTTTAGTTGCTGCAGGTTTAACAATCACTTATACTGACGCAGTTATTCAAGCACCAATGGGTGGAATTGATGGTTCAGTATCACCTTTCTTAGGAATTGGCGTTGCTAATCCAGGAAAAATCAACATTTCTGCTAACCCAGCTACTTTAGATGAATTCAGAGTATTAAGAGTATGTTCAGGACATGCAAATACTATCGTAATTCCTGCTGGTGAATTAGAAGGTTCTGCTGATCTTTTAAATATGGGAATGTAATTAATAAGAAACTTATAAGGAGATTACTATGAACTTAAATGATAAAGAATTAGTAAAATCTCTTACTTCTCTTATTGATGACACATTACAAGAGATCGAAGAGATTAAGAAATCTAAGTTCGCAGCTTCTGAAATTAAAATTGAAGGACCAGGTGACGGTATTGCCGGAAAACCAGTAAATGGTGATCTTCATGCTAAAAAAGAAGACAAAGACGAAGATAAAGAAGAAAAAGACGAAGATAAAGATTCAGACGACATGGACAAAGCTGAAGATAAAAAGAAAAAAGAAGACGAAGAAAGTAAAGAACACGAAGAAAAAGAAAGCAAAGAGCACGAAGAAAAAGAAAGTAAAAAAGAAGAAATGAAAGAGATGAAGAAATCTCTTGAAGCTTCTGAAGAACTTATGAAATCTTATGTTGACTCAAAGTTTTCAGCTTTAGAAGAAAGACTTTCTAAGATGGCTTCTGCTATTGAATCAATGGCTAATGCTCCAGTTGCTAGAAAAGGTGTTCCTGCGGGAGTTCAACCTCTTTCTAAATCAACTGAAGAAATTGCACCATTAAGCAAGTCTGTAGTTACTGATAAATTATTTGAACTTAAGAAATCAGGTAAATATGTAGATTCATCTGATATCTTTAAATTAGAAACAACTAAAAATTACAATGAAGTACTAGAAATTGCGAATAAGTACGGGGTTAAATAAGGAGAAATTAATATGATTAACCAAGATGCTGTAAATCAAATCGTTTCGGGACTTGAGCAGGGGATCGTTTCTCCTGAAGAAATCGAAGCACTAAACAAAGCCATTACTGCTGGATACGGCGGTGCTGGTAAACCAACTGACCTTACTTATGGTGGGGTTCTTCAAGCTGAGTCATTAGAATCGACTTTAAAGTCTGTTACTTTTGACATGAAAAACTTGAAAATGTGGCCTGCTATTTCTGTAGATAAGGCTTACAACTTGTTTGAACAATATAACCGTTTAATCGGGTATGGTTCTGATTCATCTCCATATATTGGAGAAGGTGGAGCACCACATGAAGAAGATTCAACATACATCAGAGACGGTCAAAGAATCGTGTTCTTTGGTACAAGACGTAAAGTGTCTCACCAAATGACATTGGTTCGTACGACTGTTGGTGATATCGTTGCTCAACAAGCTAAAGAAGGAACAATGAACCTTCTTAAAAACGTAGAAAGAGAAATGTACTGGGGTCACGCTCACTTTGCTAACGCTGCTACAGGGTTACAAAACGGTGCATTATCTGATCTTCCAGCTAATTCAATCGCTATGAACGGGTTGTTACAACAACTTATGAAAGGTGATGATGATGCTCAACAAAAATCAAGAGATTTCGAAGGATACGGAGAAGTTCGTTCAATCGCAAAAGATCTTGCTGGTGCTGTATTAACTCAAGACGATTTAGAAGATCTAGCAGTTATTGCTCTAGAAAACTTCGGATCTCCATCTGAGTTACATATTGAGCCACTTGCTCTTTCTTCTTTCGTAAAACAATTCTATCCACAATTCAGATCTGCTCCAGGTCTTTCTGGTCAGACTGTTGGTTACGATGTAAACAAGATGGTAACATCTGCTGGTACAATCGATTTTAAACCAAACCTTTTCTTAAGACCACGTGGTTCTGTTAGACCAGTTGGTATCCAAAACGCTCCAGTACTAGGTGCTGCTGCTGTTGTTGGTGCTGCGGGTGCTGCTCCAGCTGGTACTAAAGGATTGGCTGCTGGTACTTTCCAATATAAAGTAACTTTTGTTAATGATTTTGGTGAGTCTGGTGCAATTCAGGAAGCTGGTGGTGTTGTTGTAGCTGCTGGACAAGCTGTTACATTAACTCTTGCTAACATTCCTGCTACTACTAAGTATGTTAAAGTTTATCGTTCAGTTGCTGGTGGAGCTGTAGGTTCTGAGCAATTTATCGGAAACTATAAAGCTTCTTCAACAATCGTTGATTCTGGTATGAAAGAGCCAGGTTTAGGTGAAGCATTCTTACTTGATATGAGTTCAGAATGTATGAGATTTAAGCAATTAGCTCCTCTTTCTAAAATCAACTTCGCAATCGTGTCTACTGCACTTGAATTTGCTATCGTTCTTTACGGAGCATTATTCGTGTACACTCCGAGGTTCAATTGCGTTTTCAAGAACTTAGGAAAATAATCTGAAACGATAGGATTATAAATAAAGGGGCAACTTCGGTTGCCCTTTTTATTTCCCCTTTACATTGTCATTTTTAAAATTCGTATAATCTATTTACGAGGTTTGTTATGATAATGAATTTTTTATTGGGACTTCTAATTGGTTTTGTAGGTCTCTGGTTTCCAAATTTAAGAATCATAACAATGTTAGAAGGAAAAATCACGCAGTCTTTCTTTCTACAAATCGTCTCTTCTATAACATTAACTATTTTTACTACGCTAGCAGCACATGGTGTGATGTCATTTATTGTTGGTAACACATTAGGTGGTGCAATCGCTGTCGCAATCCTGGCCTATAAAAAGAAAAAAGGTGAATAATGGATTTATTTAAGAAATTATTAGATGATTTATGTAGACATAATAGCGAATATCACTATGAAAAATTAGATGAATTAGGGGAAATTTATCAAAACGGAGATATTCTTCCTATAGCACTTATTGATTATAATACATCTCAAAATGTTTACTATGTTAAATTTAGATTAGGTCTTCATGCAAATAAAGTTGCAAAATTAAGCAGCGCGCTGTCCTTATCTCTTCAAGCTTTCATATTTGAAGATGATTTTTTTATTCATGAAGAATATGGATATCTTTATGGCGACGATGCAAGAAAAGCTTTTGTACAAAGAATTCAAAATAATTCTCAAAAAGAAGATGAGCTAGAGACCGCACTAAATAGTGCATTTTACGTTTGTCATCAACCTGTATTTGCATTTGGATCAGGAAAACGAGGTAAAACTAAGATAGAGAAATTATTGAATTTTGATCTTGAGGATGAGGAATAATATGGGATTTATTAAATGTGATGGTTGTGGTTGTGACATACACACTTCGCAACTACCAAATACAAAATGCGAAAAATGCTTTCCAGTAAAATTAGAACATGGACAAAATTGTCAATGTAATGTTTGTTTATCAAAGAAAACAAATGACATTATTAATTGGCCAAAACACTATAATTCAAGTTCTGTTCAGCCAATAGATGCTATTGAGGCTTGGAAATTAGATTTTCGTCTTGCTAACGCAGTTAAATATCTTGCTAGAGCAGGTAAGAAAGATCCAAATAAATTAAAAGAAGATTTGCAAAAAGCAATTTGGTATATACAAAGATATATTGACAAGGAATGTAATAATGGCGAAAACAACTAAGAAAAGTGCGAAAACTGCTGTAAAAAAGAAGACAACTAAAAAAGTTGCCAAGCCAAAAAATACAGCAAAAATCTATCCTCCACCAACTAAAGGTCCAAAGGTTTTAATATTTGATATCGAAACTGCTCCTATTATCGCTCACGTTTGGGGATTATGGGAGAACAATGTTGGTCTTAATCAAATTGTAAAAGATTGGCATGTTATTAGTTGGAGTGCAAAATGGCTAGATTCTCCTGAATCTGAAGTTATGTACATGGATCAGCGCGGACTTAAAAAAGTTGAAGATGATAAAAATCTTTTACAACAAATTTGGAATCTATTAAATGAGGCTGACGTTGTCATTACCCAGAATGGAATTAAATTTGATCAAAGAAAATTAAATGCAAGATTTGTTTTAAACGGCATGGGTAAACCATCATCTTTTAGACATATAGATACGGCAAGAATTGCTAAAAGACATTTTGATTTTACATCATATAAATTAGCATATATGACAGATAAGTTGTGTACAAAATATAAAAAACTTACACATCATGGTAAATTTGCTGGACATGAAATGTGGACAGAATGTTTAAAAGATAATATTGAAGCATGGCAAGAAATGGAAAAATATAATAGATATGACGTTCTTTCTTTAGAAGAACTATATCATGTTCTTATTGCTTGGGATAGTTCTATTGATTTTAGCGTCTATACAGAAGAAGAAAAAAGAGTGTGTTCTTGTGGTGGAGATAAATTTATTAAGAATGGTTTTGTTTACACTAATTCTGCTAAGTATCAAAGATATCAATGTAAAGG